GAAAACCTCATCGGGAAATCAGACGGCTGCTCTTAAATCGCTTGAGGGTTTTTCCTGTTTCATTGTGGATGAGGCAGAAGAGGTTCCGGATTACGAGACTTTTAATAAGATATATTTATCGATACGGACGCAGACGCATCAGAATTTAAGTATACTTTCCTTTAACCCACCTGACGATGAGCATTGGATATTCAAGAAGATGTTTTTAGAGAGGGGAGTTCCGGGTCAATGGAATGGGATTAAGGATAACGTACTTTATATTCACACAACTTATTTGGATTTGAATCCTAAATTCGTACCACAATCTGTTGAGCGAGAATTCAACCGGATGAAGGCTACAAACATTGAGGAATATAATCAAGTTGCTCTAGGGCATTGGACAAAATTCGTAAAAGGAGCATTATTTCACGAGAAGGAATTTCAAAAATTCTCATTCAGCGAGTTGAATCTTAGCAATATTGACGGCAAATATGGGTTTATAGATGTAGCAGACAGAGGGATGGATTACTTAAGTTTTCCAATAATTTACAAGATTGGGAACTTTTGTTATGTTGTTGATTGGTACTTTACTCAGGATAATTCTAGTATCACATTACCGGCATGTGCCGAGTACATCAAACATCATAAGTTAGATTACGTTGGGGTTGAGAGCAATGGAGTAGGATCAGTTTTTGCGACAACTCTAAATGAGAATGTTCCTGACGACTCAACGGTAATGTTTGTTCACGAGAAAGCCAACAAGCACACAAGGATAGTTACTCACGCTGCAGGGGTGAGAATGAAATATGTATTTAGGAATGATGTGCCGACTGGTGGAATGTATGACCTGGCCATGAGACAATTCTTCAGATACAATAAAGACAAGACCGAGAATGAATTCGATGATGCTCCAGATAGCATTACAGGATCAAAAATATTAATTGACGATTTATCACAATATTAGATATGGGATTATTTAACTGGGGAAGCTGGAAGGTAACAAGAGATACAGGGGGTAGAGCATTCTACGAGGAAAGGAAAGCTGATGCTGATTGGTCAGGTTACGGAAACAAGTTGAAAATGGCATATAGACATCCGATACTTATGCCTGGTATTTCGCTGATTGCTGATTACTTCTCCATGGTTCGTTTCACAGAGAACGGAAAGGATGACACCGACATAATTAAATTACTGAACAACCCAAACATTTACCAGACAAGGGATGACTTCTTGAAGCAATTCATATGGTTCAAATATGTTTGTGGATGGTTGTACCAATACCCGGTAACTTCCGGTGCTGGTGATAATGTCAAAAGGGTGAAGATGATGTATAATTTGAAGCCAAGTCTCATTGATTTTGACGAGGACTTCAAAACAACCCTACCTTTTACGTTAGGTGCTGAAAAAAAGGAATTGGCTCGTCAATTTATCTATGATTCTGAAAATCAGAATAAGGTATTGACATTTGATGACATAATGGCCTATTATGACCTGGCAAATGGTATTGATGAGAGCAGAAAGGATGAAAACTGGTGGATTTCACCAAGTCGTCTAGAGGCAATCAGAAAGCCACTTATTACGGTACAAAAGGCATTTGACGGTAAAAATATAGTGATAGAATCCAACGGAAAAGAGATGTTTATCAACAAAACTCAAGGAAATATGGCTAAAATACCTCTAAAAAAGCAAGAAAGAGGTGATTTAGAGCGTAAATTGGGTGTTGGTGGAAAATATGGAGTAAGTTCTGGTCAAACAAGGACTGTTATTTCAAATTCTGAATTAGAGTGGCAATCGCTACACATAAAGCTGAAAGAATTAGGTTTAGATGAATCTATCATTGCTGACGGAAATGTAATTATTAGTGCATTGGGTATTCCACCGGAATTATTCTCATTGTCAGGCTCAAGTTCTACATTTGAGAACCAGGCCAAGGCAGTAATCAACTTTGTGCAGAAAAAGATACAGGTTGAGATGAATGACTTCACAAATACAATAAACGCTCGGTACGGTACTAATTTAATCGGTACTTATGACCATTTACCAATCATGAGAGAGATTGAGAAGTCTAAAGCATTGGGAATGAAGTCAATAATGTCTGGTGTTAAGCAAATGGTTGACGCTGGGATCATGACTCCACAACAAGCGAACGCTGAGTATTACGAATGGAAAGATAAAATGTAATATTATGACAGACAATAGAAAAACAGTAGACAAATTAAAAGAAAGATTAACGGAAATAGAGAGCCAAAAGGGTTTTGACAAAACGAGTCCTTTTTACCTGGCTTTGAAAGAGAAGATTACTAATTTGGATAAAGCTATAGCAAAATGATTAAATGTGCAGTATTAAATAAGGAGTTTGAAACGAAAGAAGAGATGTTTGCTGAATTAAAGGCAAATAAAGATACAATCTTGGCGTTAAAGAAATCAGTAATAAAAAATAGCGATAGTGTGGCAATACCACCATCGGTATTAAAAAACAAAACAAATCATGGAACAGAAAAAGGAAAAAACATTGACTTTAAAGGCGAAACTGGGTATTTTTATCCTGTTATTAACACCACCAATATCATGGATTCTCACAAGGATGTTCATTTTGATGGTTTATGGGATAAAAGCAAGAGTGAGCAAATTGGTAAGACGTATTACATCATCAATCACCAATTGGAAATCGGAAAAATAATAGCTTTTCCGGCAGATGTTGAAATATTGACCAAAGAGTTTACGTTTAAGGATTTGGGAAGTAAACTTGAAGGAAGCACTCAGGCGTTGATATACAAGGTAAAACTCCAAGAATTCGCAAACAAAGATGCAGTATACGCAATTGAGAATAAATTACCTGTTGAGAATTCTATAAGAATGCAGTACGTTAAGGTCCAGATGGGTGTAAACTCTGAGGATGAGGCTTATAAGGAAGAAAAAGCCTACTATGATAAGCACATAGGGAAAATTGCTAATAAAGAAGAAGTTGCTATTGATGGATATTTTTTTGGTGTCCATGAAGCAAAAATATATAAAGAAGGGAGTATGGTTCTTGAAGGATCAAATAGTGTCACTCCCATACTTTATGCCAGTGAGCCGGATAAATCCACTCATGACGAAGTTATCGACACGAACCAGAAGGAAGTTGCAACTAAGCAGGCATCGGAATTTCTGAATGAGTTTTTAAATAATGTTAAATTATAATTCGTAAAAAAATGACAGAATTAGAATTGGCTCAAAAAAGAGCAAATGATTTGAACACAAAGCTTGATGAATTCAAGTCTTTGGTTGAAGCTAAAGCCTCAAAAGAGGATATTAGCGAAGCAATCTCTGGTGCTTTCGAAGGAAAGACTATTAAAGAGGTTATGGACTCTATTGTAGAGGTTAAAGAATTAGCTGACGAGATCGGCTTGCAAGTTGGCGAACTTAAAAACGTAAGAAAAGAGAATGAGTCTAACGACTTAGGTGCAATCATCAAGGAGAACTATGAAGCATCTGTTTCTGCCGTTAAATCTAACCGTAGAGATATGCATGAGTTCACCGTATCTGAAAAAGCATTAGCTACTGTATCTGCGGTAACTTCTACTCGTTCATACAGAGATAATGAGTTAGTGCCATTGGATGCACGAAGAATGGTGATGCAAGACCTTTGGAGACACGTTTCTATCGGTAAAGATTCAGCTGGAACAATCGTTTATATCGATTGGGATACTGCGACTACTGCCCGTGCTGCTGCTGCAGTTGCAGAAGGTCTTCAGTTCCCAGAGTCTACTGTTGCTTGGGAAGAAAAATCAATCCTTATGAAGAAGATTGGTGATTCTATTCCTGTAACTGAAGAATTCGTTGTGGATCAGTCTAGATTTGCTGGAGAAATCCAAGCTTTCTTAGGACAGAACGTTCAGTTAGAATTAGATAACCAATTACTTTTAGGTGATGGTACTGGTGCTAACATTTTAGGTTTGGACGCAAAAGCACCTTTATTTACTCCGGTAAACAGAGGATTTACTGCTCCAACTCTTTATGACTTAGTTCCTATTCTTAGAGAAACTATCGTAAAAGGTAAAGGTAACAAATTCGCACCTAACTTCTTGATGATGAACATTACGGAAATCAACAAGTACAAGTTAGAGAAAGATGCCAACAACAACTACATTATGCCACCTTTCGTGAGTGCTAGTGGAGATGTTATTGACGGAATCTTGGTTATCGAAAATAACAATGTCGCTGACAATGTACTTTACATTGGAGATTCAAGACATGGTAGAATTTACGATGCTGCTGAAGGTTACACTCTTTCTGTAGGGTATGTTGATGACCAATTTACTGGTGACATCAAGACTCTTAAAGCTAGAAAAAGAACTTGTTTATTAATTAAAGATAGCGAAGCACCTGGATACTTGAAAGTTGCAGATATCGCTGCTGCCATTGCTGCACTTGCAGTTTAATAGATGAAGGTAAAGGTATTAAAACCTGCTAATAGTTCATATGTGAAGGAAGGTCAGATTCTTGACCTTCCTGACCATATTGCCAAGGCAGGAATCAAGAAAGGTCTTTTTGCTGATGCAAAGCCAAAGGCAAAGGCCAAACCAAGAAAAGCTAAAAAGTAAGACATGATAATCGACAAAACATACTTTCAAGGGAATCTCAATATTCCAAATGTGCAAGAAGACTTCGTTCCTTTAGGGGATCGTGGTGGAAATCAAAGCAATTTGGACGAGTACATCCTTAAGTATGAGAAGTTGGTTATGCAAAATGCTTTAGGTTATGAAGCTTGGAAATCTTTCATCGCAAGTTTCGACATAAATACAGGTGATTTATTGCCTGGTGCCGACCAAAGATGGAAAGATTTAGTTGATGGAAAGGAATACACCAATAAAGCTGGTGTCCTTGTAAAGTGGGAAGGGTTGAGATACACTCTCGGTACTTTTAAATATAGCTTAATTGCTGATTATGTTTTCTCTATATTTCTAAACGATACGTCTAGAACATTTGCTGGAAACGGCATGGTGAAAGAGAAAGCCAACACTGCAGAAACATTCTCGTCTATTCCTAGAATAGCAGAGGCCTATAATGGTTTCGTTACTAAATACCAAGGTGATGCACTCGGAGAATATCCGGTTATACAGAACAAAGGTAATTTATTAAGTATCGATTACTCGAACAGAATGTTTACGAACATGGAAGTGTCAATGTATCAGTTTTTAGCAGAGAATGATAGTGATTACGAAGATGTTGTTTTTAGATTTTACTCATTAACAAATAGCTTTGGAATATGATAGTAGTAGAAGATAGGTTAAGGGAACTGATTAGTACTATGCCGGCGATATCGGTAGACAATCAGGATTTCCTACCTTATTTTGATTTTGGCAGTAAACCTGACCTGGATATTTTCTTAAAGCAAGAGCAAAAGAAATATCCTTTGATTTGGTTGGAAACTGGCTTTGCAGAGGTTCATAACACTTATGAAGACTCTGTAGATTGCTCGGTATCAATTAAAATCGCAACATATGGTTTCGATTCAACGTTATTAAATCATGTAAGGCTTAATTCTACTTTTAAATTAGTTCTTTTTCCTATGTTGGAAAACTTTAGGAAAGCTTTGGAGAGATCAAACATTGTTTTAATCCAGAACACCGAATTTGATATAGAAAAGTTCTATAACTACGGTCGTGACGAAGAGCAAGAGCAAAGTGAAATTTGGGATGCTATCAGATTTGATGTAGATTTAAAATTCAATAGCGATTGCTTAAAACCATTCAATTATGGCTAAAAAGAAAAAAAAGTACTGTAAGGCAATAAAGCCTTTCACATATAAAGGAAAGTTTTACGAAGTGGGTTCCGGAATGTACCTTACCGTCAAGCAAATGGAAGTATTAATCAATAAAAATTTAATTAAATGAGTTTAGGAGATATTTTAGGAAAAGCGTCAAAATGCAGTGATGCAGGTTTGGCAAGTGTTGGTTCTTACGGATGTCCTTTCAAATTTGGATTACCTGACGGTATTATCCTTGTAAGAAAAGGATACAAAGTTCCAGCTGCGGATGACTTCAATAAGGAGTATTTACTTGACTTGATTCAAACGGGTGTAGCAATTCCATTGCTTAACTCTTTCAGTTTCGAGCCAATAAATGAAGATGACGTTTTAGAAACGTCTGTTACTGGTGTTAATGACCTGGCCAGAAAAGGATTGACATCTTTGATGTTCACCTTCAAAAAAGGTATTGAGTACGAAAAAGCTTTAGAGAAGTTAACTTCTTTCGGAGCATTTGACGTATGGGTTGTAGACAAGCAAGGTAATTTCTTGGGTGTTGATAAAGGTGGAGATTTTGCTGGTTGGTCAGCTGGATTGGTTCTTGCTAAGTCTAAGACTTGGAATACAGGTTCTGAATCAGAAGGGAAAGCTATCGAGGTTCAACTTACTCAACCAGGTGAGAGAAAAGATACTACTTGGATCGAAGCAAGTGCATTAGACTTCTTCGCACCAACCGAAATTGATGGTATTAATGGAACGTCAATGGATTATGCTGATGCGAATGGTGCAGTACCACCTTCAGCTTCCGATACTGAAATTAAAGTTCAAGTGTTAGCAAATGACAAGTCTACTCCAATTTTAGGATTACTTGAAGCTGACTTTTGGGTAACAATAGATGGCGGATCAGTTCCTGTTACTGGCGTAGTTGAAGATGGGGCAGGTTACTATACCTTAAGCGTTGCACTAAGTGCAGGTGAGGTTATAACTAGCCTTTATGACACGGCTAAATTGGTATATTCCATAAATGTAAGCGATATATTATTCTCAGGCTCTGTTGAAGCAGTAGCTGCATAGATATAATCTATTATAAAGTAAAAAAGGATAGTCAAACGCTATCCTTTTTTTATAATTTGTTTTTGTTTGTTTTTTGATTGTTTGTTATGTCAACAGTAAGTGACCTTAAGAAGAGATTGGAAATGGTGAATGTGAGGTCACTAACTGCTGATATTGTAAAGACTCATGAACAAAAAATAGTTGACCTCAACAGAGAGGATCAAATCTTCATCAAAGGAATTGATGCGTTAGGTAGAAGCCTTGAGAAATACGCACAAAAGACTCAAAAATACTACGATGATTCACCACCATCTGATACAACCGGATTCATAAAGGATGCCGGAACACCTTATAACTTATTTTGGACAGGTAAATCTTATTACGGATTTAAAACGTATATTCGTGGAGACAAACTTTATATAACAACAAACGCAAGAGGCCGAAAACTACTTCTTGAAAACGGAAGTGTAAGCATCTTTGGGTTGATTCCTGAGAATCAAGAGGTTCTTAATTGGGAAATAATCGCACCAGACTTAATTGAAGCAATCAAGAAAATACTATAAATCCTGTGGGTCTTTACCCGTATTTAACTTTTACAAAATACTAAACACAAAAGATTTGTCTTTCCTGATAAGGGATCATGACATTGATGACGACTCCATCACTTTCACAGAAGAAGAGATGAATGAGTTGTCACAAGTGTGGTTTGATATCACCTGTGAGTACAACGAACTGTTTGGAGAGAAAGTAAATGGTAACAATTACTTGATTGTGGCACAAATTAGCCAGATGGCTCAAGAGTTAGAGATTGTTGGCAGTATGTTAGCACTTTATCAATTGCGTCCAACAGAGAGGCTAAAAAAGGCTCTATGGGAATGGAAATATAAAGCTGACGATCCTGATGCATGTGAAAAGAAGTTAAAGGCTCTTAAATTCAAGATGGATTTCAATACGAGCAAGCATAAAGAGTTATTTAATGAGCCTGAGGAAGGTGAAAAAAAGGAATACAAAATATACGATGATGTTGTCAGAATGGAAAATTCCATGGGAATTACAATAGATGTTCATAAAACCGTTTTAGAGAAGTGGGCATCGTTAATAATGAAGAATGATGAGATGATGAAATCTGCACGGAAAAACGCTAAAAAATAAAGATATGGCTGGTAAGAATGGAGCAATTGATTTAATTGTATCGAAAGAGGCACAGGCACAAATAGACCTCTTGTTAAAAGACCTGGAGTTAATCGAGGATAAAATAATCACAATCTCTAGAACGGGGATAGGGAAGAAAGCTGGTTTTGTGGACGTTAAGTCACAGAAGGAGTTGGCGAAGTCTTTGGAAGAAAACAAAAGATTGTCGGTTGAACTTGCTGCGTCTAGAAAAGAGTTGATAGCTGCTAATAAAAAGTTAACCGGGACAGTTAAGCAAGAGAAGTCTGCATACGACCAACTTAATGCATCTCAAAAAACATCGTTAAAAGCTTACAACGACCTGTTGACTAAAAAGGCCATGGGTACAAAATTGAGTAAAGAAGAAATTGCTCAATTAAAGCAAGTTGAGGTTCAGCTTAAGAAAAATCAGAAAGCATACGGTCAAGTTGCTGCTGGTCAGAATAAGTTAGGGATATCATCAAAAAGAACAGGTGTTGCGTTTGATAGTTTAGGATTCTCAGTTGCTCAGTTAACAAGGGAATCTCCGGCATTCTTAAATTCTGTGCAAACAGGGTTCATGGCACTATCGAATAACATTCCAATATTTGTGGATGAAGTTGACAGACTTATCAAAAAGAATAAGATGCTGAAAGCTAGTGGGGAAGAAACTAAAAGTGTTTTCAAATCAGTTGGAAAGGCTTTCTTTTCTATGCAATCACTTATCTCGTTAACCATACTTTTGATTACTGTGCTGGGGCCGAAATTGTTTGAAATGGCTAAAGGATGGTGGAATGCAGGCAAGGCTATCGATGTTTACGCTAAAACTCAAGAGGACTTAAATAAGGTTAAAGAGGATAGCTTGAAAAGTACGGCAAAAGAGATTGCTCAACTTAAGATAATGAATATAGCCGTTCAAGATGTTACTAAATCTACAAAGGACAGGCAAGAGATACTAAACCAGCTGAGAGCGAAGTATGGAGATGATATTAAGCATCTTTCAGATAGACAGATACTCACAAAGGGGTTAGCTGATGCTGAAGAAATGTTGGCGAAAAAAATGCTATCAAGGGCGATGGCTGATGCTGCAGCCGGACTTATTGGTGAAAATACTGTTAAGTTACTTAAGCTACAACTTGAGGCAAGGGAATTGGCAACCGAGCAAGAGATAAAATCGGCAGAGGTTACAAAGCTTATTGCTCAAAAGGAATTCGACCGAGCAGTAGCTAGGCAAAACACATTGAACGGTATTAATGATGACTTGATAACTAACGGGTTAAAGCAAGCTGAGTTAATGAATTCTAATAATGAGTTGATGAAGATTGCCTTAGAAAATACAGATGGGTTAGGTAAAAAAACCAAAGAACTTGGTGATGCTAGAGAAAGGGTTGTAGCAATAACTGGCCCGATGTTGGCTCAATTCAAGGAAGAGGGTACAATGTCTAAAAAGCTGATAGAGAATTACATAGAAATGATGAAAGCTCTTGGTGACCTTGAGGGTTACCAGAAACGACTAGCTGCTGCTGAACTGTCAGATGGATTCCTAAAAATACTTCAAGGTGAGGATGTTATGCTTAAAATAGCTGCAGATTCACTTAAAGACTTTAAGGCAGGTATGGCCGATTTGCCACCAGAACTTCAAAGGGTTGCTGACATGCTTGCATACCTTCAAGAGGTTCAAAAGAATGGAGTCGAAACACAAAAGAGTTTTCAAAAGAACTTGGCTGAAGCTGCAGCGATAGCTACGCAATCAGTATCAGCTTTAGCTGACATAGGTGCTGGATTTACATCTAGAACTATACAGAGATTGGAAATGGAAATGGATGCCTACAACGAGAGGTACGAATTGCAAAAAGACCTTATTAATAAAGAGGTGGATGACGAAGCGTCTAAGAATCAACGTCTTGAGGAATTGGATAAGGAGAAGAGGCTTAAGCAAAAGCAGATTGACAAAAAGATTGCTGAAGAAAAGAAAAAGCAAGCCATTATTGACAGAACGGCTGCATTATTTCAGATAGCAATATCAACGGCAGTTTGGGCGACAAGAGTTGGTGCAGAGGCATCTATATTTGGTATTGCATTACAGCCATTGATTTGGGCATTAGGTGGATTGAACGCTGCTGCCGTATTGGCTCAACCAATGCCTCAGTTCAAGGACGGTCACTTAGCTGGTACATATGAAGGTCAGGCGATGATTAATGACGGTGGAAACATAGAGATTATGGAAAGAAGGGGTGGTCAACTAGAATTGAGTACTCAGAAAAATAAGATAGTTAGCATGCAAAGAGGTGATAAGGTTCACAAGGATATTCCTAGTTTCTTAAATTCACTTCCGGGTGAATCAATAACTGATAGTTTACACTCAGCATCGATATTATCAGCCGTTCAAATGGCATCTGCTCAAAGCAATATTGAAAGAAGAATATTTGACGAGCAATTCAAAGAGGCTATGCTGGAGACTATGGCAAAAGGATTTGGAAAAGCAAGAATAGTGAATGATAATCGTTCTGTAGGTGAGGCCGTTAAAGAGGCTATCTCGGAACAGAACTATACTAAAAATTTCTTATAATGAGTTTTAATATTTCGCAACCATATGAATTGATTGAGTATACCCTTAATCATGAATCACTTACAGAGCCTATAATAATAGAAGAGCCTATAGGCTGGAAAGATGACCTCATGAACATTAAGCGTTCTGAAAAGAACTTCACAACAGTAACAAAGTATTCTACCAACCTGGAATTCTTTGGTGTTGGTGCTAATACGCTCACTCAAATCTATAAAAACTATGGCATTGAAGCTGAGGTTGTTTTGATTAAAAGGATTCAAGACCCTGAGAAACAAGAGTTTAAGATTCGTTACTACGCTATCCTAGACGGGTATGCGTATGTGAGAAAGAACGATAAATGTAAAGTGAACACCTTGGAGTCAAGGCTCACAAGAGAAATAAAGGGATACCGAAGCGAGAAAGTTGAAATGACTAGGACGACTGCCATGAATGGCCTTGAGATTCCAGAATTGGAAACTAAAAGGGTGAACATTATTGGCAAAGACATATTACTTGTCTCAAAGTTTGGTGTTCGCCTGGACCAGGAAACATTACACTTAGAACACAAGGGTAGTGATACAACTTTCTACACTACATTCCCAATGGATTTATATGCTGACTCGCATATAGATGCTGCAGATGTAACCAACTATAAAATTCAGAACAGGAATAGTGGGTTGCCAGGCAACGGATCAACACAGAATATGTTTTGGTCTATATCTGAAGAAGACATAATTCTTGACAAGATGAAGATTGATGTTAAATTAAATGTTACTGATTACGGACTGAATCAAATGAAAAGAGTTCAGTTAGTATTGTACCTTCTTAAGTTTGAGGATGTTAGTGTCACTGGTGGCAGTACTCAATACAAATACAAAAGCAGAGAATTGCTTGAGTATGGGTACAACTCAAATGGTGGAAGTTCTGGTGAGAGCAATATGGTCAGTAAGACTATCGAGTATAATAACACTTTTTATAATTACGAAATTAAGAAGGGTGAATCTTTAGCGTTGGCAATGTATGAGAAGTCATATGACGGAGAGGATTTGCTACTTGAAATGGAGCGTATTGATGTTGAGTTGGTTAGTAATAGTTTTGAAGAAGGAGCGCAGGCCGACTGTATTCTTCCAATGGATTTATTCACCCATTTGGCTAGAATAATGTCAGCCAGAACTGATGCCGTTGTCGTTTCCAATTATTTTGGTAGAAAGGACTTAGGGTATGAGGAAGATGGTCCAGGTGCATATGTCGGAGTAACTTCCGGGTTTTTGGCAAGGGGATTCAGAGATAAGCCATTGACTACCTCATGGAAGGACGCTATAGAAAGCTACGGTGCTGTTTTAAATGTTTCTTATGTGGTAGAGAAGATTGGGTTCAAAGAGTTTATTAGGATCGAGCCTACTGATTATTTCTTTACAGGAAAGCGAACTTTATTCGAGAATAATGTCGCAACCAAAAAGATAGAGATAAAAGTTAAGGGCGACTTGAGTTACAACGGTATTGAAATAGGATATGTTAGGGGTGCTGAAGAATACGAAGAAGCAGATTCTTTAGATGAATTCAATGGTAGAATTAACTGGATTACACCTTTAGCTGGTGCTGAAACAATGTACACGAAATTATCTGAGTATCGAGCAGATTCTACAGGCCTCGTATTTGCATTAAGAAAGCCTATCAAAACACATCCTACTGATGATACGAGTTATGATAAAGATATATTCCTACTAGACATGAAACCACCATCTTATGGATTGGTTTTAGAACAAAGGGTTTGGCAAGATGATTTTGCTCAAATACCTGAGGGATTATATTCACCATCAACGGCAACCAATCTGAGATTATGTCCTTCTGAAATGTTTAAAAGACATGAGCGATATTTCGGAGCATGTTTAAACTTATACAAGGACAAACAAATAACATTCGGATCAGGTGTTGGTAATGTGCTATTGGTGTTGGACGGTGAGGTGGTTAATCGAAATATTAACATTTTGGACTTAGCACAATCATCATACAGAAATTTTGAGATTTCTTTCGATTACAATACGGATGCAACGCTGGAAGAGGCCATGAGTGAGAATATTTATGGTATTTTCGAGTTTAAAGATAGTAGAGGAACGACTTGGCAATTCAGATTGTTCGAGTTTAAGCAGAATAAATATAAAGGACTTTTGATAAATGGCATTCAGTAAAATAGAAATAACGTTCAATAGGCTAGTTGAGGTAGGTGAAAACATCTTCTTCAATTGGCGAGATTTAGATGTAAATGGGGGTGTTGACACCTTCATAACAAACGAGGTGTGTAATGATCCAAGATTATCACCGGGTCAATTCTCGTATGATGGTGAGTTGAACGGTAAGCTGCAAGATGCTAATTACTTTACTGCTTGGGATTATGACTACAATAGTGGTAATTTATTTAAGATAACATTAGCCGTTGACAAGGTTACTATCGAGGCGAAGAAAGATAATATTGAATTCTTTAATCCATCTACAAACGCAGGAGTTACTTTTGTAATCACTAATGAGCCTCAGGTTGCTACATTCGTTATTGAAAGTATAGAATTCTTAGAGGCCGTTTCAGATAAATGTAACCAAGTAAAAGTCAGGGTTACAACATCAAGTCCAATGACAAACTTACTTAATCCTGTAGAAATACTAGGAGTAAATAATAATGTTGTTGAGTTTGATTATGCTAGATATACAAACAACCTCGTCATAGTTGAAAACGCAACTAACACAAGACAACAAAGTTTTACGACTCCATTCTACCTTGAAGAACCAACTGTATCTTTGGTTAACACTCCGTCAGGAGCAACTGCCACAGTATCAGGCCAATCCACATTGAATGGTCTAGAATATTCATTAGACCAAATAACCTGGCAATTATCTAGGGTATTCCCTGGGTTGGGTGAAGGTAGCTTTACTGTATATGTTCGAGATACTTACGGATGTATAAAGTCAACTGCATTTCAAGTAGATGATTTCACTCCTGATGCAGTTCTAAAAGAGCCAGTTAATTACGTATCAACAACTAACTCAATAAGATTTAAGAAGGATGAAGTTTGGGATAACAATAGTATTTTTAGAAACGACATTAACACTCTTTCTTATGAAGAGAAAGTCAACCTATGTGTTCCATTTATACATAAATTCACCGACCAAGATGTTGTTAAGACTCAATTTAAAACGAACTATGAAACGCAAGAAGTAGAAATATACAATTGCACAACAAAGACTACGGACATCGCAACTGTAATTCCTGTTACTGACAACCTAAACAAAGTTGACAAAAGGGATGCAAATGGGTATATATTCACCGATGGTACTAACCGTTATGGGTTTTACTTTCAAACGGGTAATACTTATGAGGATGACGCTCCTGTAAATACCATTTCGGGAACTTATCAATTATTTGGTGGCCTACCTTCTTGGTGTAAGATCGGTGCGTATTTCTCTGTTGATAATGGAGCGTATGCCAAAATTGACGATATTGTTTTTGTTGATGAGATTCAATCATATGTTATTGTTTCTAATATAAGTTACGTTGGTGTTACTTTCATATTGAGAGCAAACTACAATGTATTTAATTGGGATGCATTCGAATTCGATATCAATATGAGTGCATACTTGAATCAAGAAATACAGGTGACAATAAAGCTTACTGATTCTAATCCGGATTTTGATAATGTGACATTTATATCGGAAAAGGTACAAGTCTATAGTGACCTGTCCGATTTCGTAACAATTAAGGCCAAGAACACAACCAACAATGATGTTGTTTATGCTACAGGTATTGAGCATCTTTCTAGATTAGAATTTGACCTATACGGTTTGGCTGACGAGAGTGAGTTAGAAATTGAAAAGGGAGATGATACTGTTTATCAGTTAAATACATATTCTTACTCTAAAAAGAAACTATCATTAACCAGGTTGTCCACTATGGTTGCCAGGTCAATCAGGCAACAACTATCTTTGAATAACGTTGTTATTGATGGGATTGATTGTAAGATTGAAGAGATAGGCGAACCTACCAGAATTGGAGTTACAAATGTCTACAAAATGGAGATAACTCTTTATCAAGTTGAGAACAAACTTAGAGCAGATACTGTTGATACTGAAATTGATTTAGATATCGTTGATGTTCCAGCACTTGTTAAAGGAAATGATGAATTTATAAAATACGAATAAATGGCAACACCTAATGAAATCTATAAAATAACCCTAGAGAATAGGGAAGCTTTAAATCAAATCTTTGATAAGGCGAAGAAGACTGGCGACTTTGATGACGCTGGTGTTCTTGTTGATGCTGACCTGGTTAGGATTACTCGAGGTGACATAACCTACAAAACAACGGTTGGAGCAATAAAGGCAGCTAGTGGTGGTGGAGATACCAATGTTCAATCTGATTGGGCAACAATAGATAATCAGGACGATTCATACATCTTAAACAAGCCTGAGAACTTATCTGATTTTAACAATGACCTCGACCCTGTTGATGTTACGGCTGATGCCTATTCATCTTTAGACACAGGCCTTGTTACAGGTGGTGTCGTTACAATAAACTCAGGAGACAATACTAAATTTGACGTTAGTGCTGGTACGGGTATTTTAATGAATTGGACAGACCCAAGCAATCCAATAAGAGAAGTTATCACTTGGACTGCATTTACGGCAGAGGCAGTTCCAGATTTATCTGAGCCTTTCACATCATTGTATATTGGTAGTGGTGGAACATTAGTAAAAGTAAGTGGAGTTTTATCAACGCCTCAAACTAGAAGACAAAGAATTGAATTACAAGTTGTTGAGCATGCAAATGGATTCTTCATATCTAATGTTGCAGGTTCTTCAAGGCCTGCATATCAAGTAGTTGATTCAATATTGGATTATCTTGATTTCAACGGAAACTTAAATAAAGGTAATGTTGCAGAGCCAAATGGAGCGAATTTAAATATAAATAAGACTGAGGGTCAGACTTGTAGTCCTTTTATAAATAGGGTTAATGATTTACAGAATCCAACGATATTAGACAATGCTGCAATATCAAACTTGCAATTTTTCTACATGTATAGAGATGGAGCAGGTGGATTCAATATCATGCCGGCAACTGAGATCAATCCTAATTTTTGGGATGATGGAACTGGGGTTTTGAATACCATGACAAATCAAGAGTTTTCTGTACAGAGGTTTTATTACATTGGTGGAACAAACCAAGTATTTATAACTTACGGACAAGCTGAGTACCAAAGCATGTTGGAAGCAAAATCTGCAATATTCGCAGAGAACCCTGAGTTATCAACCCTTGTTAATGTAGCTACTTTCACAACGGCAATAGTTGTCAAGGATAATACAACTGACCTGACAGACATTGCTGATGCTGAGTTTGTGGATATCACAATACCTGGTGCAGGTGGTGGCTCTGGTGGTGGTGGTACAGGTGACATGAATAAAGCAGACTATGACACTTTGAATACGGGTAACTCTGTAGATACTGCCCAGTCATTAAATGGATTTACTGAGGCTGACTTTATATTTCTTGACGAATTCCCTTTTGATTTAGCAAAAAGAGTTTCAAAATATCCAGGCAATATAGCATACTCTTTAGAAGTTAATGATATGGTCGTAAACTATTGGTGGAGTACAACCTTGTTTATAAAACAAGCACAATACAATGGTGGTGATGATAGCTTATTAGCTTCTTACACAATTATTGACTCAATTGAATTTTAATTATTATATTAGCATAAATTTAAAATAAAGACATGAAAAAATTATTTAGTTTATTATTATTACTTGTAGCGTTCAATACGTTCGGACAGATAATCGTTCACAATCAACCAGTGAGACTGAAACAAGTTTCTCTTGGTGTTCAATCTGACAGTCTTGTTATGATTGACGGTGTTGGTGAATTAAAGTACTTACCTCTTTCTGATATTCAAATCTCACCTGAGGTTGCGATTATATCTAAGGATGAAGGTAGCGGTCAAACATTCTATCCTCAAGTTTTCTCAAGAGACTTTAAAGGAGTTGGTGGTGCAGGAGCATTGGATATGTCTTTCGCTGATGGAGTAGGTGGATATGGTGCTTTGAATGGTGCTTTGGGTGACCAGTCATTTGTGATGGGTTATAATTCAAAAGCAGAAGGTTATGGTTCATTCTTGTTAGGTCAAGATTCAGACATACCTGCTAGTGGTACTTATGCATTTAATATTGGTACAGATAATACAATAGGTGGTTATTCGGGTATCGGTCTTGGAACATTTCTAACTAATACAACTAATTACGGAATACAGATTGGACACACCATTGAGTTTAATCAAGGTGGATTAAATGTAGGTATTGGATTTGGTTTGTCTGAGACTACTGCCAATTCTGATAAGGTTGCTATTTTCGGTCAAGGAAACAAAGAACCTATTAACTCAGAAGGATTTAATGCTAACAACATTGGTACGATAATAGGATCGGGTGATTTAACTGGTACTGGGTCTACTCCTTTCGTTAGAGTCACTCCAAGAAACTCGATAGTAGTCTTTAGGGATGCCGAGGCAGGATTGGTAAATTTAGAGGCATCTACATTGGCTAATCTTAAAGTTTGGGATGATACCTTCCCTCATGCTGCTGCTACAGTTGAGTACGTTCAAGATGCGGTTACGTCAGGAACGAGTGGGGATGCTCTTGTCGGTGTAGATGAAGGTAGCGGAATTGGTTTTGTTAGGTCAACAGATGATAGAACAGACAAAGGAACTATTGGTGCATCTGCTTTAGATTTATCAGTTGTTGGTGTTCCGGCCGTTCTTACTGCTCCTTTCGGTGCGATTGGAGATGCCTCATTTTCTATGGGTTATGATAACATTGCAAGTGGGTACGGTGCATTTGCCATGGGTGAAGAGAACCTTTCAAGTGGAACTCACTCTTTTTCTACTGGTGTCTATAATGAGGCTACTAATTATGCAAACTTCGCAGTTGGTGGTCGAAATAAACTGACTGGGTTTTACTCTACTGCTCTTGGTATATCGAATTGGGATCAGGGAGAAATATCTTTTATGATGGGAATGGCTCTTAGGGCAGATGGCTCTCAAGAGAGTACAATTGTTGGTAGATCGAATGTTACACCATCGACTTACCTAACTACCGAGAGGGTTAATTTCATTGTCGGTACTGGTACTACTCAGGGAGATATTACTACATCTCCAAATGGAGCAACTCCTTTGGTTCAACAAGATGGATTAAGAGTTTTTGAAGGTGGTTTAGTTACTGCTCCTTCTCAGACCTCTGTACTTATAAATGCAAATGATGATGCATTAATTACTAAAGAGTATGCTGACGCTACTTACATTGGTGGTGGTGGAACTATTGGTGGTACTATTGCTGATACACAAGTCGCTTTCGGTAATGGAACAAACGCTATTGAAGGTAGAGCAGGGTTTACGGCAAGTGCAAACGCAGTATCTATTGACTCATTGGTTATGACTGGTGGTATTACTTTACCATTTACTGCAACAAGTGGTTTAGGTAAAGGAGCGATTTGGAAAGATGGCTCACCATTCATATTCTCGTCAGGAGATAATGAACCTGCCCCAAATATATTCTTTGGAATAAAAGCAGGTGCAGGGTACGCGACTCACGGAACGGGTACAGAGCCTAATGATGGAAATAATGTTGGTATAGGTTCTTGGTCACTTAATGCTTTAGGTGAAAATGGATATCAGAATACGGCAGTCGGTGGAAGTTCAATGGAACTAACAACTACCGGGGATTGGAATGTAGGAGTTGGTGCTGCTGCATTGTATTACAATACGACTGGTTCAAGAAACACAGCAGTCGGTAGAAATTCGGGTAGTAATAACATAGCAGGTCATAGCAACTTATTCGCAGGTAATAATGCAGGTATCTTCTTTGGGGGTGCTGCAAACAGTCTTTCAGTTGTCGAAGAAGGTATTTTTATAGGTGCTGATACAGATGCTTTGGCTAACAACTCAACCAACGAAATAGTTATTGGATTTAATGCAGTTGGTGGTGGTTCAAATACGGCAATGATTGGGAATGGCTCAATCACAAAGATTAGTGCAGGTGCTGATTACAATGCTACTGCTGATAAAGATTTGGTAACTAAAGGGTATGCTGACGCTACTTACTTGGGTGGTGCGGTTGATAGGTTAGATTGGTCAGCACAATCTGCAGCGAATGGTGATTACACAATTAACGTAAAAGGTCAACCTTTCCTTAGTAACTATTGGGGAAACACTACTGCCAGTGCAAACGATTTTTACACTAATACATTTGTTGGAATCGGATCAGGTAACTATGCAGTTGGTGATGGGTTAAGTGGCCTTGGAGAAGGTGGAATAAACGTAGGTGTTGGTGCTTACACATTGAATGCTCTGACTACTGGTATGCAGAACGTAATGGTAGGGAATGAGTCAGGTGCTTTAATGACTACGGCTAACAGAAATATTGGTATTGGTGATGGAGTGTTTTACTTCTCTGTAGATGATGTAAATGATAATGTTGGTATTGGTAAAAACGTATTTCAAAACTTAACGTCAGGGGATTTCAACATGGCTCTTGGTAGAAACTCAGGCTACTATGCAGGTTCGGGAACAAGTACTACATTGACTTCGGGTGATAACCACACTCTATTAGGTGCTTCAACAAGACCAAGTGCAAACGGAACAACTAACGAAATAGTTATTGGATCAGATGCTCTTGGTAATGGCTCAAATACTGCAACAATAGGTAGTTCAGCCACTACTGATATTTATTTAGGTGAAGTTGGTGGAGCAGGTGGTGCTTATTGGAATGATGGAGAGTCTGAATTTACAAGAGTTAGACCTTACTTTGCTGGATTCGATGTAGAGACAAAAACATTGGATGCTTTTGGTGGTGGTGTTGACAAACTAAGACTGGCTCATGGTTCGATAAGTGCTACTGACAGAAGGGGATACTTACAATTCATTCCCGAACATGGTCAAAATTTGGTGTCTTTGGAATTTAGAGCCGTTGATGGTGGTGAGGCAGGTGTTAGTGTATTTTCTGGTGACTACTTTGATTTCGCAGGAACGAGAATAGAAAAGGCAACATACGATTTAGTTATTGATAACGGTACTGGCGATGCGGGGTTTGGAGCATTCTCAAACCAAAACTCTGAGGTTAGGATGACTGAGAGTGCTACTCCAAAAACAATGACATTGCAGGAAGGTTCTATTTCAAATCCCGGTGAGTCTTGGACAATAATCCAAACTGGTGCAGGTGCAATAACTGTAGCTTGTGAGAATGCGAACGTAAGTATTAATGGTGTTGCAGGTGGATCAGTAACGATAGCTGCTCAGTATTCTTCTATTCAAATAATTGTAAAGGCTCAAGACGAGTATATTATAATCGGTAATTTTAATTAAAACAAACAGATGAAAAGATTTATTTTATTTTTTATTGCGGTACTGACATCGTGGATGTCATTCGCACAAATCAACGGTGCTTTAATCGGTGTCATATCTCAGAGTGGTGGTAGTGGTGGTGTAAACTACTCAATAGCAAATGCAACCTACTCAAATCTATTATTTGACCCATCTGCTCAGTTAGGAACGAGCCTAGAGGATGCTTGGGCAGGTGGGGGATATTTGTTTCTTTACGGAAACACACAACTTTATAGATACTCTTTATCAGACATTACAGATGTGTCAACTGCAACTTACGACAATCAATCAACTGGAAATGGTCAAGCTAGATCAGGTCTTAATCTTTCTCAAGATGGATTAAACATAAGTATGGAGAATTTCGGATCTGTTCATACAAAGCTATCATTATCACCTGCATGGGATTTAAACTCTGCACCTGGTGCCCCATCAACAAACTTGTCATCAACGGCAGGTACAAACACAAGAGGTTGGACAACTAATTATGATGGAACAAAACTATGGGGTATCAATAGCGATAGCAATATAGTTTATCAATTCTCAATGAGTCCTGGCTTTACTGGAACGCCAACTAGCGATACTGCTAGTATAGACCTTAGTGCAAACCTAGGTCAAGGGTACGGAATGGGTATCTCTCCTGATGGTAAGTATCTGCTTATTGGCGACAATACTGGGGATACTGTAAAGGAGTTTGAATTCGGAACGATAGGAGATGTGACAACTCTGACATATACTGGAAACTTTGTAAGTTTATCAGGTCTTGACGCTGCTCCTTACGGTTGTGCATATAGCGAGGATGGTACTGCTATTCTTGTTGTCGGGATTCAAACAGATAGAGTTTTTCAATTCAACTTAAACAATTAAACAATGAGAAAATTAATTTTAATAATTGCATTACTGACGTTTAGCGTTAGTACTGCTCAAGTTGATATCAAACAAGTAGGATATCACAAAGTAATAGTTGCTGATACGGTTTACTCTCAGCACTCACAAGATTATCAAGCACAAGAGACTCAATTGAATTTAGAGTTTCAAGGGATTGAATCAAAGATAATTCCGGCTGAGAAGGTTGTTACCATACGTCCTGACTTTTGGGATAATATGACACCTGATACAGTTTATGTAGAGACTCTTGAATATGTTTACGACACAATCTATTTAGAGGGCGACACAGAGACTCGCTATGTTGACATGATACAAGTTAATGGAAAAGATTACAAAGTCTCGGAAATCGAATATATGCTACCTCAAACAGAGGTTGACACTATTGATGTGACTGAATGCTGGGATGAGGTAGATTCTAAAACATGGCGATGGGATACCCCGGAACATGTTTGGATTCCATTTGAAGAGATTGGATTCTCTCATGTTGAAGTTGACTCGATGCCTATATGGAAGAAAAAGTTTCAAAGAAAATATAGACTCCAAAGAACTAAGCATCATGACCTTGCGAAGACTGAGTATAAAGAATTGGAGATGCCATTTCAATTTATGTACGATTCAATCGTTTCAGTAGAGAGCAATGTTGCTACGGTTCGAGTATTTGCTAACGAAGATTGGTATCCAACCACTTATGTTGAGGATCAACAATGGGAAGAATTAATCGACTCTATGCCAGGCTATCAAGATTTTGATGGATTCGAAACTAGAAGACATACAATTACGTTCAATGGGTTGTTACCAGACACTTCCTACACGCTCAAAGTAGTCGGTCGCTCCCGTTTAAGAAAGGAGGAAACATCTGTAGTGTATTTTAACATCAAAACTTCTCAGTAAATTTGGTGTTCTTATAGATTTAATTTATATTTATTGCAAATTCAATAGATAAAATTAATGACATTAGAAAAGCAATTTATAAAGAATGAGAGTAAAATCAAAACTTACCTCTTCCATAAGACAAGCAGAAATAAAGAACTAGCTGAAGATTTATTCCAAGAACTTTATATCAAGCTTCGGAGAATTGCAGATTCGGGCAAATACGTGGAAGAGGGAAAGTTTATGAACTTCATAAAAAGGATAGCATCCAATATGCTCATTGACCACCACCGAGCAGAAACAAGACTTAATACTTTTAGGGAATCCGATTGGAATAACCTCACAAATGAACCAAACCGTACTGGATATATATTTGATTTATTGCTTGGTGGAAAAGAGGATGAGCCTTATATCGACACCTGGGTTAGTGATGAAATGGCTGATAAGCTTGAAAAGGCAATTGAAACTTTGCCACTTGCTCAAAAAGAGTTGGTTACCATGAGGTATTATCGCAATATGACATATAAGGAAATCGTTTTAGAAACAGGAGAGAAACAGGCAAATCTACTGCCTAGAATGTTTCACGCTAAGAAGAATTTAAGAAAAATATTGTGTAATGACTGATACTAACAACGATATAGATGGAAAAAGAAGTTCAAAACGAATATGGTCTGGCCGTATTACTGGAGTTGGACTCATCATGGCAATCGTTTGGTTTAGCGTCTATATCCGTGCTTTATTACTCGGAGAAGAATTGTCTATGGAGTTTCCGTATGAAATGTGGTTTGGACTTATGGGTGCAGGACTCGGTGGCTTTAGCTTAGTATTAGGGGAAAGATTTGCTAAGAAATCATGAGTGTAACTGACGGAGAAATAAAATCAATGATGGAAGACGTTGCTCAGAATGCAGCGAATATTTCCATAATAATGAATGCCATAGAGGATCAAAAAGGTGCTACGGCTAAAATATTGAGTTATATAGAGAATGACCCGACAACAGGAAGACTAGGATTGTTTGCAACTCTGCAGCAACATGGTAATCGGATAGAGATAATTGAAGACTCTAGGGCAAATGATAAAACAAAACAGAAAGCTTACATTGGTGTGGCCACCGTTCTAGGTGGAATAATTATGTCACTTGTAACTTTCTTCTTTAAATTAATAATAGGAAAGTAATGGCAAACAAAATGAAGAATCCTTTTAAGGACAAAATGTTTATACCGATAGTAGTCGGTGTAGTTATTTTTATAGTCGTAGTGACTATAGGTTATTTTAAATGGAAAGCTAAATACGGATGATATACGTTTTACTTACTTTTCTCGCTACCCTCGGATTTAAACTCTGGTGGGATACTCGAGCAAAAAAATCAGGACGTATCATTAATCATAATCTAAGTGCTGGAATTGACGGAGCAATCTATTCAGCATCAGCTTTAATATTTATGGGTTGTACAATTGTCCAGGCAATTGGAGTAGTTGTTTTTCTCGCTGGGTTACGTTGGATATTATTTGACAGTATCTTTGCTAAAATCAACTGGGGTACTTGGCATTTCCATGGTACTTCTTCAGAATTTGATAGAGGCCTGGTCCGTTTAGGAAAATGGCATCCACTTGTAAAACTAATCCCTTTAATTATTGGAGCAATCATATTTTTATACCTTTAGGTATCATGTACAAAACAACATACTTTAACATACACGAACTGGTTCACCCCCGAATCATTCAAGCAATAGGTGAGCATTTGAGTTGGCAACGACTCGATGCTTTATGTTTAATGGATTTAGATTTAATAAGGGAGCGATGGGGTTCACCGATCTATATAAATACGGGGAAATATGACTCAAGAGGACTTCGACCACCTAATGATGGTGATGGAGCGATGTATTCACTACATAAACAAGGTAAGGCTTTTGACCTTGTACCTGAGAATAAAGATACAAGAGGTCTTTGGGAGATGGTATACGATATGGCGAATGATAACGAACTTCGAGCCATAAATACTTTGGAGAGTTTGGCCTTTACTCCTAGCTGGGTGCATATAGCAAATTGTAACACATCAGAAAAACCATTGATAATTAGTCCATGATACCATTACCACCTAAAAAATTAAAAAATGAAACAGATATTCCAAATGTTGTTGATCTTCTCATTGAGCAGCTTAACGATTTTGTCATGCAAGAGTGTAAAATCGCCAAAATACATAACACACACAGAAACCCTCTCAGACACTTTAATTCGTCACGAGGTAGAATCTATAGTACTACCCCAAAGAAACGTTGTGGTGATAGAAAATCCATGCAAAGAGAATACTTTATCATTACTTAATCAAACCATAGAAAATGATTACTCTACTTTATCTGTTACGTCAGAGAATAATACTTTACATATCGAAGTGGATATTGACTCAATCGTTAATTCTCGACTTAATGAGGTTAGTGTTAAAAGCGAAGTGGAGAGGATTGAAATTCCGGTTGAAGTTCCGTATCCAGTTAAAAATAAACTCAACTTATATATGGTTCTCTACTCAATTGGAGCGACTATCTTATTATTTCGAAAACCTATTTGGTTTCTGATCCGTAAACTTATAATGCCGATTTAAAATATGCGATGTTGGGCGATGTCAGATTATCGGCATCTCCCCTTCATCCACTTCACATTGCGTCATCTGGGCAGACTCGCTACCTACCATTGACCGATAACCACCTTAACGGGTGGTTTTTTTGTATACCTATTCACCAAAAAGTATACATATACGTTTACTTATTCACCAAAAAGTATACATATACGTTTACTTTAAAAACGTGGTATGTGCATATTCTGCACACATAATGTTCAATAAAAACGTGCGTCAACCTATAAAAACGTGCGTTAATTCATAGTGTTCAATAAAAACGTGCGTTCAGTCACAATGAACAGAGGAAAATATTGAACGCAAAAAACCCGAAGGACTCTCCCTCGGGTTTCGCAACTATAAAACTCCCCAATCTTAACAGTTTATATGAATGGCTAAAGTAAGCATTATTTATTTACCAGGCAAATCTTTTTAATAAAAAAAGCCTGTGTGGTTGCACAGGCTTTAAAATGAAATAAAAAAAAATCTAAACTATGAAATTACACATTATCAAGACTCAAATATAAGGCAAAAAGAAATACCCACCAAATAAATGATGGGTATTTTTTAAAATAATTTGCAATATTTAATTATGGTTTTCCAACAGGTGGTTCATCAGCATAACAAAATTGACTATCATAGTCTATGACCTCACCAAGTGTATTAATTTTAACTAGAGTATCTGATCCGTTCATCATTTTATACCACTTGTTTCCACCATTAAATCTAGCACTCCCATCACTGTTTAAGTAAATTGTATTACCTACAGTTACAGGTGGGTAAGGGAAACCTTTCCATACGGTATATCTTGTTTTAACATCAGTCTTGCCACAAGCAGTCGCTTTATCATACGATCCATATTGCTCAATATAAACTGCATTAGTGTTCAATTCTAAGTCGTCACGTATTCT